GGCTACCTGTTATTCTCCATTTGCAGAAGTGTAGAAGTAGCAATCCGTTAATGGAGACGATGAAGAAAAACAATAAGGCGTATACGGCTACCTGTTATTCTCCATTTGCAGAAGTGTAGAAGTAGCAATCCATTAATGGAGACGATGAAAAAACAATAAGGCGTATACGGCTACATGTCATTCTCCATTTGCAGAAGTGTAGAAGTAGCAATCCGTTAATGGAAACAATGAAGAAAAAACATAAGTCGTACACGGCTACATGCCCATTCTCCATTTGCAGAAGTGTAGAAGTAGCAATCTGTTAATGGAAATAATGAAGAAAAACAATAAGGCGTATACGGCTACATGTCATTCTCCATTTGCAGAAGTGTAGAAGTAGCAATCCATTAATGGACAATAGGGCATGTAAAGGGCAGATTTTCCGTATATTCGCCTCCTTATCCCCGAATTATGGGCGTAAGTCACATGGTCATGGAGATATATCTATCCTTTAATGGGGAGAACAGCCGGCAAATATCTGATGGAAAAGCCTCACAAACCACAGGAAAATAGCCACACAATGGTCTGATACACAATAATTATTGGAGAAACATGGTCCGCTCCTGCGGACAGCAAGTTGTCTTTTCAGCAATTTAATGCCTTTTTATTCTCTTCATTAACCGGGTTCTTTCCTTCCGGTGTGTAGAGATGGTCGATGCGAGAGGCATATGCTTTTTCTATTTTCCCGCGGACGATCTTCATCGTGCTGTTGACCATGCCGTTCTGTTCGGTGAAAGGCTCCGGCAGGATAGCAAAAGCTGCAGGCAGCCAGCGATCGGGGAAAAGGGCGGACAGGTCGCCTCCCTTGCGGAAACGGTCTATCTGGGATTGGATGATCCGGATTGCCTCTTCGCGTCCTTTATCGGATGAAAGATCAAGATACTGGTACGTCAGATGCTTCTTCAGCCGGTCTTTGTTAGGGACGACGAGGGCAACGGTATAGGGACTCTGGTTGTTATACAGGATCAGCTGGTCGATGCAGGAAGAATGTTCGACGAGTGCCTCCTCGATCCCTTCCGGACTGTATTTTTCCCCGTCACTACCGATCAGCAGACTTTTGAAACGTCCGAGGACGTAGAGCAGACCGTCATGCCCCATATATCCCATATCCCCAGTGTAGAGCCACCCGTCGCGTACGGTTTCGGCAGTTGATACCGGGTTCTTCCAGTAGCCGGCCATCACATTCTCGCCCCGTATGACGATCTCTCCTTTTTCGCCTGCCGGGAGTTCTTTTCCGTCGGCATCGCATATTTTCAGGTCGAGCGGACGGACCAACATGCCGCTGCTGCCGAAGGTATGCCGGTGCGGGCCGTTGGTGGAAATTACGGGAGTCGCTTCGCTTAGTCCGTACCCTTGGTACATAGGAAGTCCGATTGCGTAGTAGAACTTTTGCAAGTCTTTATCAAGCAATGCGCCACCGCCGATGAAAAACTTCAATTGTCCGCCGAAGTTTTCACGGACTTTCGTGAAAAGCACGTGGTCGAACAGACTCACGAGCGGTTTCAGCAGGAATCGGGCACCACGTCCCTTATCTTCTCCGCCGTCTCCGTTATAGATGTAAGCCACTTTGAGGGCAAAGTCGAACAAACGGGTTATATTCTTGCCCTGGGCACGGATGCCTTGTTCGATATTCTTTTTGAAATTCTTGGCCAGTGCCGGGACGCTCAGGATCAAGTAGGGCTTGAACTCTTTGATGTTGACCGGAATGTTCTTTAATGTTTCCAGCCCTGTCCGTCCGACTTGTACAGTCGCTACGGATGCTCCTTTCGACATGAAGATATAGAAACCGACCACATGCGCGAAACAATGGTCGAGTGGGAGGATTATTAATGTGCGCCATGTATCGTCGATATCGACACAAGATAGGGCTTGCTCCACGTTCGCCGTATAGTTACGGTGCGTCAGGATGACACCTTTCGGGGCGGCCGTCGTGCCTGAGGTATAGGTAATCGTCGCATAGTCGTTATTCTGTAAGGATTGTCCGACAGCAAGGAAGTCTTCCAGAGAATGAGATGCCAGATATTCTTTACCCATTCGGAGTACTTCGGACCAGGATATTTCTTTTTCTTTATATTCGGGCAGTTCGTCTATCACGATTACTTTTTCTATTAAAGGCAGCTTGTCCATGATAGCCCGTATCTTTTTGAGTTGGTTGCCGGAAATCAGGATATATTTCACATCGGCATGCACAAGACGGAACAGCAGGTCGTTCGCTTCTTCGAGCTTGATGGAAAGCGGGACGTTGGTCGCGCCGGCATAGAACATGGCCAGTTCGCCGATGATCCAAGCATTACGGCCTTCCGAAAGGAGCGCCATATTGTCGCCCTTCTTCACTCCGAGAGCTATCAGTCCGGCACCGGCAGCGTAGACTTGTTGCTGAACTTCCTTGTAAGTGGTCGGTTCGAAGGCATCCCTGGTTTTTTCCCACAGGAAAGGATTGTCGGGATATTGTTTTACCGAATTTTCGAAAAGGTCTATAATTGTCTTCTTCATATTATTTATTTTTGTATTTGTACTTTCCCGATTTCATCCAGGTAATTACAAGCCACCTCTACCGTTGGTACATTCTTGATCACGATACTGCGTTTTCCGTTCTGTTCGCGAAGCGTGCATTCGCGTGGATGCTTTTGGATGAAGCCGAGCAGCTTGTCGAAGGCCTCGCTTTCGTAGTAAGGACTTTCGGGATTAGTGACGAGAAAAATGCTCATCTGCCCTTTTTTCAGAATGACTTTTTCCATACCTAACGTCTTTGCCATACGGCGAAGGCGAACGACACGGATCAGTTCTTTCCCTTCTTTCGGCACTTTCCCGAAACGGTCTTTCAGACGCTCGGTAAAAGCAAGTATATCACGCTCTTCCTCCATCTTGTCCAGTTCACGATAGAGGGAGACACGTTCGGAGTCATTCGGGATGTAGGTCGGTGGGAACATCAGTTCCAAATCGCTTTCGATATAGGTTTCACGGACATATTCGCTACCGGTGTCGGGGCGATTTTCGGTAGCGTTGGAATACAGGTCGGCAAATTCTTCCGCTTTCAGTTCGTCAACGGCTTCTTCCAGGATTTTCTGGTACGTTTCGTAGCCCAAGTCGGCGATGAAACCACTTTGTTCGGCACCTAACATATTACCGGCACCCCGGATGTCAAGGTCCTGCATGGCGATATGGATGCCGCTTCCCAACTCTGAAAAATTCTCGATCGCCTGCAGACGACGGCGTGCTTCCTGCGTAAGACTTGACAAGGGTGGAGAGAGGAGATAACAGAAGGCTTTCCGGTTACTTCGCCCGACACGACCGCGTAGTTGATGCAGATCGGACAATCCGAACTGTTGTGCATTATTGATGATGATCGTATTTGCATTCGGTACGTCGATGCCACTCTCCACAATGCTCGTGGCGATCAGTACATCGTATTCGTAATTGACGAAATCCAGAATGATCTTTTCCAGCTTCTCCGGTTCCATCTGCCCGTGACCGACAGCGATACGGGCATCCGGCACCTCACGTTTGACAAGTGCTTCCATTTCATAAATATTTTGGATGCGATTGTTGATGAAAAAAACCTGTCCGTTACGGCTCATCTCGAAATTGATGGCTTCTCGAATGATGTCCGGGTTAAAACGTTCTACCTCTGTTTGAACCGGATAGCGGTTGGGTGGGGGAGTCGTGATGCTCGACAAGTCACGGGCTCCCATCAACGAGAATTGCAGGGTACGAGGAATCGGAGTGGCGGTCATGGTGAGCGTGTCGACGTTGGCTTTCAGCTGGCGTAGCTTCTCTTTGACGGATACGCCGAATTTCTGCTCCTCGTCGATAATCAGCAGACCGAGATCTTTGAATGTGACATCTTTTCCGACGATTCGATGGGTACCGATGATAATGTTGATATTTCCTTCTTTCAAGTCTTTCAAAGTTTCCCTTATCTCTTTCGCCGTACGTGCCCGGCTGATATATTCGATTCGGCAGGGAAAATCTTTCAACCGTTCGGAAAATGTTTGATAGTGCTGGAATGCTAATACTGTAGTCGGGACCAGCACGGCAACTTGCTTGTTGTCCGAAACGGCTTTGAAAGCGGCACGAATGGCTACCTCCGTTTTCCCGAAGCCTACATCTCCGCAAATCAGTCGGTCCATCGGACGGTCGTTCTCCATATCGGCTTTGACATCGGCTGTTGCTTTCATTTGGTCAGGGGTATCTTCGTAGATAAAGCTGGCTTCCAGTTCGTGCTGCATGAAACTGTCTGGGCTGTAAGCGAAACCTTTTTCCTGTTTTCGTTTGGAGTAGAGGAGAATCAAATCGCGGGCGATATCTTTTACTTTTGACTTGGTGCGTTCTTTCATCTTCTCCCAGGCCCCTGTTCCGAGTTTACTCAGCTTGGGCGGTTCCCCACTGTCTTTGCCTTTATACTTGGATAGCTTATGGAGAGAGTGAATGCTGACAAATATAATGTCGTTGTTCTGGTAGATCAGCCTGATGGCTTCCTGCATTTTTCCGTTTACTTCCGTACGGACTAGCCCGCCGAATTGTCCGACACCATGATCGATATGTACGATATAATCGCCGGTCGTGAATTGGTTCAACTCCTTCAACGACAGAGAGAGTTTTCCACTTCTTGCTTTATCGCTTTTCAAGTTGAATTTATGAAAGCGGTCGAACAACTGGTGATCCGTGAAAAGGCAGACACGCAAGGTCTCATCGGCAAAACCTTCATGAATGGTCTTGTTGACGGAGGTAAAAGGTATGTCGTCTCCCCGATCCTCAAAAATGGCCCTGATACGGGTTGCTTGCTTTTCTACATCGCTCAGTATATATAATGTATAGCCGTCTTCTAAATATTTATGGAAAGACTCGCTTACCAAATCGAAATTTTTATGATAAATCGGTTGTGCTTCCATTGAGAAAGTCAGGGTGGCATCGGCTACTTCCATAGGCCGCGTACCAAAATGGAGCCGGCAGAAACCAAGTGCCGCATGTAGAAAATCCTCTCCGGTAATTAATTTGGCCCGCAGTTGCTCGATGTTGGCAAACGATTCTTCGTCCCCGATGATTGGTTCTTCATTCCAGATACTGCCGATACGTTCTTTTACCCATGCCATGTCTTTGCTAGCGAGCAGTGTCTCGGATGGCAATGAATCTAGTAAGGATGAGTTGGTCCGGTTTCCTTTTGTCATTTCGGGCACGATATAGATGCTGTCCAGTTTTTCTTTGGATAGCTGTGTTTCCACATCGAACGAACGGATCGTCTCTACCTCGTTTCCAAAGAAGTCGATACGATAGGGAAATTCATACGAGAACGAGAACACATCTAAGATACTGCCGCGCATTGCATACTGCCCTGGTTCATAAACATAATCTACCTGCTCGAAGCCGTATTCGTCCAGTACGTCAGAAACAAACATATTGTCCAACCTTTCGCCGACACTGATCTTCAGCGTGTTTTCTTTCAAGACCTCCCGTGAAATTACTTTCTCCGCCAATGCTTCCGGATAGGTGACAATGATGAAGGGAGCAGTCGGATCCTGCAGCGTGCTGAGAACTTCTGTCCGCAGGATTTCGTTGGCTGGATCCACATGTCCGTACTTGATAGCACGTCGGTAAGCAGAAGGAAAGAAATAGATTCCGTCACCTCCTGTGAGTTGCACCAGATCGTGATAAAAGTAGCCGGCATCCTCTAGGTCATTCAACACACACACATAACTTCCTCTTCTTTTTGAAAAAAGAGAAGCTATTGTCATTGCGGCCCCTGAACCGTTCAGTCCTTTCAGAAATATATTGCGGGACGTTTTGTTTTTTAACAGGGTATTTAATGCCGCCACTTGCGGATGGGCGGCATATTGTTTTAGTAAATCTTGTACCTCCAACGGATGAATTGAAAATTGATAATTATATATGCGCAAAATTACGGAAAATGTTACAATAATCTTCCTAAAACCAATGAAAATATCTACCTTCGCGCTTGGGTTGTCAATTGAAATGAGCAGGATCTTCTCATTTTCAATTCTCAATTCTCATTTTTCAATTAAACAGTGGATTATGTCAGACAGTATTGTTAACTGAAGCATATTCTTTGTAATGCTAATCTCCCATAACTGATTATTAAAAAGGTTATTGTGGCTGTTTGAGATATAATGACTTAGGACTATTTGACCAGTTTTTACCTCCTTACATTACTGGTTTAACATGGAAGTCTTGCCAGAATAAAAGGCTCCGTTTACAAATAGTTTACAGTGATGGCTTATTTCAAAGTTTGTGTCAGGGGGAAAAGAAAAGATAATACATATCCTATTTATATCAGGGTAACTCACCTTCGTCAAGTAGGATATATCAAGACAAATAAGGTATGCAAAGCTAAGTTTGTCCGGAATGGTGATATAACAGACTCTTATATCATTAAAGATGTGTATGTCCAAATAGAAACTTATTTGGATCGTTTGAATCGTATCAATACGGAAGGATGGAATTTGGAGAGGGTTATGAATTTTCTTAAGAATGACCGGGACTCTATTTCGTTTTCTGACTTTGGCCGAGAGTTTATCTTGAAAATGGAGAATGAAGGCCGGGGAAGAAGTGCGAAAAACTATCTGTTAGCTCTTAAGAGCATGGAGAGTTACTTAGGTAACCAAAATATATCTTTTTCCGATATAACGTCCTTTTTTCTGAAGGATTGGATTTCTTCTATGAAAAACAGCAGACAGAAAAAGAATGCCTATCCGAATTGCGTGAAAACCATGTTTAGGGCCGGATGCGATAAATATAATGACTACGATACCGGTGAGATGCGCATCAGGCATGATCCGTTTCGTGTGGTAAAGATACCTCCTAAGAATATTGCAGACAAGAAGGCGCTGCCGGTAGATGTTCTCAGGCGTTTTTTTGATGTTGATATTTCCTCTTTGAAACCAAGTAAGCGAGGTATGCCACCAAGAGCATATATCGCCAAAGATGTATCATTGTTGGTGTTTTGCCTGGTTGGAATAAATACGGTGGATCTTTACAATTTGGGTAAAGGTTGTTATAAGGATGGAAAACTCTGCTATAATAGAATGAAGACAAAGGGGCGGAGAGCTGATGAGGCCTATATTGAGATAGAGGTTCCGGATTTAGTAAAACCTTTGTTTCTTAAATATCAAGGAAGAGGGGACTGGCTGTTTAATTTCAATGAAATATATGCTTCGGATAAAACTTTTAATGATTGCGTGAATAGAGGAATAAAGGATATTGTGAGATTGGGTGGTTTACCTCCTGTTTCTACATATTCATTCCGGCATTCTTGGGCTACAATAGCTCAGGTTGTTTTTGAAGCTGGGTTAGATGTTGTTGGGTTATGTCTAAATCATGCGTCTCCGCTCCGGGTTACGGCTGGTTATGTAAAAACAGACTTTAGTATCATTGATCGTTTAAATATTAAGATACTGAGGTATGTCTTTGAAGAAAAATAAAAAAAGGCGGAAATAATTTGTAGATTAAGAAAAAGCCTCTATATTTGCGGTTAAAATAGCGAGTTGGATTTTGAACGAAAGTTTGAGATCCAACTTTTTGTGTTTATATATATTGTCTTAAACTTTCTTGTAAATATCCGATAAATAACCACTTCCCTGGTGCCTTCCATAAAATTAGGCACAATGACAATATCTGTTTCAAAAAATATGTTGCTTGCGAAATTGCAGCAACTTTCTCGAATAATTCCGTCGAAATCTACGACTCCGATAGTATGCAACTACCTGTTCGAAATAAAAGATGGACGGTTGTTTATTACGACTGCCAATGACGAAGGCAGGATTACGGCCAGTTTGGAATGTATGGCAGAGGAAGATCTTTCAATCTGTGTTCCTGCCTCCATTCTTGATGGGCTGAAAACATTGCCGGAGCAGCCTCTTGATATTTATATCAATCCGGACAATAAATCGATTCTTATTAAATATTATGGAGGTAAATTCGAGGTCGTTGGATATGATTCGAAGCCTTTCCCGCAAAAGAAAAAGACAGAGATTCTTGACGAAATCCGGACTACGGCGGAAGAATTCAATAACGGTATCTCCAAAGTGATCAATTTTGCAGCTGCAGACGAACTGCGCCCTATTATGAACTCCGTATCTATTGAAACGGCTCCGGGAGAAATCATCTTTGTTTCTTCTAATGGACATGGGCTTGGTTTGTTTAAGAGAAAAAAACAATGTTGCACAGAGACCTGTTCGGTAATCATCAGCCGACAGATCGCATCTGTTTTGAAAGGGTTGATTCCGTTATCTGAAGAAGAACTAACAATTAAAGTAGGAAGCGATTGGTCGGAAATCTCTTTCGAGGATTACGAAATTTCTTTTCGTAATGTGGAAGGTCGTTATCCCAATTGGCGGGCTGTTGTTCCGAAATCCAACAATCTTGAACTGAAAACGGATACCAAATTACTATTGGGAGCCATAAAGCGCACTTCTGTATTTTCAAGTAAAGTATCATGCCTTATAAAGTTGAGTGCCCGTTATGATAAGCTTGTTGTATCGGCCCAGGACTTGGATTATTCCACTTCTGCGGAAGAAACCATTCCGGTAGAATTTGGAGAAAGGGAGTTTATTATCGGTGTGAAAGCGACTTTGATACAAGATATGATTTCTTGTATTGACGGCGATCGTTCGATACTTTCTTTCGGTACTCCCAGTACCGCTATTCTCATTGCCCCAGAGAAGCAAGCCGAGGGCGAAGAACTTACCTATTTATTAATGCCTATGACAATCCAGTAAGTTATGAAAGAGTTCAAATCAGATAGTAAAACTGGTAAAGAAGAATATGAACCTGATTCGTCAGAAATTGATAGCATAAATGATTTAGTTGAATGGAATATATAGAATTTCTAAGAAATAAGATGGCTATCAGCCATCAAACAGGATTTGAATTTAATTCGGAAGAAATTACCCCGACATTATACCCTCATGTAAAAGATACCGTTCGTTGGGCGGTTGCCGGTGGATGCCGTGCTATATTCTCCAGCTTCGGTATGCAAAAGACAGTCACCCAGCTGGAAATACTTCGGGTAATCTTGAACCATAAAGGAGGCAAGGGATTGATCGTTTGCCCTAAGCGTGTGGTAGTCGAGTTCCTAACACAAGCGGAACAACACTTGCACATGAAAGTAACCTATGTCCGAACTATGGCAGATGTGATGATATGTCCTACCGACATCATGGTAACAAACTACGAACGTGTGCGTGATGGTGAGGATGGAGTGAGAATAGATCCGTCCTATTTTACTGCAACATCATTGGATGAAGCCAGCGTGTTGCGCGGATTCGGCACCAAGACCTATCAGGAGTTTCTACCGTTGTTCTCGGGTGTCCCTTACAGGTTTGTTGCTACGGCTACACCTTCGCCAAACAGATACAAGGAACTTATACATTATGCTGGTTATCTTGGTGTGATGGACACCGGACAGGCTCTTACTCGATTCTTTCAGCGAGACAGCACGAAGGCGAATAACTTGACACTTTATCCGCATAAGGAAAAAGAGTTTTGGTTGTGGGTATCTACATGGGCGTTGTTCCTAACCAAGCCTTCCGACCTCGGTTATCCGGATACTGGCTATGAGTTGCCTGAACTCCGCGTACATGAAGAGATTGTGAATGTGGACAATTCTACGGCTGGAGCTGATCGTGACGGACAGGTGAAAATATTTCGTGAGGCTGCTCTCGGACTTGCTGACGCGGCAAAAGAACGCCGAGATAACATGCAGGAAAAGATTGCCCGTGTGGTAGAGATAATCAATCGCCCGGAAAACAAGGACGACCATTTCCTTTTATGGCATGACTTGGAAGCTGAACGGCTGGAACTATGCAAAGCGATTCCAGGTTGTAAGGCTGTCTATGGTTCACAAGACGATGAAGAAGCCGACAAGGTAATATCCGACTTCAAAGATGGCCGGCTGAAATACCTTGCAGCTAAACCGGAGATGCTTGGTGAAGGTCTGAACTTCCAGTATCATTGTCATAAAGCAATCATGTTCATTGACTACCGCTTCAACGATAAGTTCCAAGCGATAGCCCGTATATACCGCTTTATGCAGCAGCATCCCGTTGATCTCTATCTGGTCTATGCCGAAAGCGAGGGTGAAATATTTAAGAGCTTCATGCAGAAATGGGCACAACACCGGGAAATGGTCGCAAATATGACTGAAATTGTCCGGCATAACGGTTTGTTCGGTTTGCAGGCCGAGGAAAAGATGATGCGCTGGATGTTCGCCAGTCGGGAAGAAAAATCCGGTAAGTTGTGGAAAGCAATCAATAACGATAATGTATTGGAATGTCAGAAGATGGAAAGTAACTCTGTAGATCTGATCGTAACCAGTATCCCGTTCTCAAATCATTACGAATACACGCCTACATATAATGACTTTGGGCACAATGAAGATAACGATAAGTTCTTTGAACAGATGGATTATCTTACACCAGAGTTAATGCGCATTTTGAAACCGGGTCGGTTGGCCTGCATCCATGTGAAAGATCGTGTTTTGTTCGGTAACGCCACGGGGGACGGTATACCAACTATTGACCCGTTCAGCGAAATGACTGTATTTCATTACATGAAGCATGGCTTCCGATATATGGGGCGCATTACGGTCGATACTGACGTGGTGAGGGAAAACAACCAGACCTACCGTTTGGGCTATACCGAGATGTGCAAGGATGGTTCCAAGATGGGAGTCGGATGCCCTGAATATGTATTGCTATTTCGCAAGTTGCCTACCGATACCTCACGTGCTTATGCCGACCGGCCTGTTAAGAAGGATAAGAGCGAATACTCGCTGGCCCGTTGGCAGATCGATGCCCATGCAAGTTGGAAGTCTTCCGGCAATTCATTGTTGTCATACGAAGATATGAAAGGTGCTGGAATAGATAAGATTCGGCATTTGTTCCGTAACTACGAACGTGAACATATCTACAACTATGAAGAGCACGTTTCATTTGCTGAAGAGCTGGATGCATACGGGAAACTGCCAAAGACATTTATGGCCGTTGATCCGGTAAGCAAAAAGGATTGGATATGGGATGATGTGGTTCGTATGCGGACGCTTAACACCAAACAGTCGCAAAAGAAACGACAGAATCATATTTGCCCTCTTCAGTTGGACATCGTTGAAAGGCTGATTGAACGGTATTCAAACAAAGGCGAATTGGTATTTGATCCGTTTGGTGGTATTGGAACCGTCCCTTATTGTGCTGTCAAGTTAGGCCGTAGAGGTCTTTCTACGGAACTTAATTATGACTATTGGAAAGATAGCCTTACTTATTTGCGTGAGATTGAAATGGAAGTCGAGGCTCCTACTTTGTTTGATTTGATGGGAATTCCTGAAAGAATGACTGTATAAATATGCCAAGAATTAGAACTATAGTACCGGAATTTTGGGAAGATGAAAGGTTTTCGAACGTATCTCTTCCGGCTTGTCTGCTTTATATAGGCATGAAAAACTTTGCTGATGATAGCGGTGTCATTTTAGCTAATGAAACTATCATCAAGTCGAAAGTCTTTCCTGCCCGCGAAGATATTCGTAAGCAGCAGGTTTCTGGGTGGCTGCAAGAACTGATTGAAAACTCTATCCTTGTACCTTTTACATTCGAAAACAAAAGCTACTACGTGATGGACTTTTCCAGTGAGCGCATCGACAAACCGCAAAAGTCAAAAATTCCTGCAGAAGTAATAGAAAACGTTCTTTCGGGCAAAAAACAAAGCAATTCGGGAACATTCGCGAATAATCCCGAACAGTCGGGAATGTTCGAAACTACTCCTGCTGGAAAGGAGAGTAAAGGAGAGGATTGTAAAGGAGAGGAGGGTTATACGCGCGCAGGCACGCGCAACCCTGACCCCGAACCGGAGAAACCCAAGAATGAAAATTTTGAGAAGTTCAAGCAATGGATTGCTGCGAATGCTCCTAATGTGGCTAAATTGAAAGAGCCGTTTACGGAAGAACAATTCGAACGGATAAAGCGAGATTTCCCGCTTCAGTTAATCCAGGACACTCTTGTCTCGATGCACAACTATCGAGAGTTACTCAAAAAGTACGTTAGTGCAAACCTTACGTTCCGCAAATGGGCGAAACGTGATTTAGAAAAATATCAAGATGAACAAACAACAAGCAATACAACTGTTGTCACAGATAGACTCAACAACAGGCGTACTTCCTCCGGAACTGATGCCGAAAACAAGAGACGCGAGCGTGAGCATCTTGGGCACCTTGCCGATGCCATATTACAACAGTCTGCGGCCCAAAACAGTAAATGACGTGTTTGATAGCCCAAGCTGCTCTATAGCGGCTATGAACAAAGAATTTGGAGAGACGCATCTTCGTGGATTTATGGTAAAAGTCTTGAATGATTTGATAGATTTTTTCAATGTCGGAAAATCGATCGGAGCGGTGCAAGTCGCACAAACAGTTGATCTGATTATTGATGAATACTATTTCTTTAAGCCTGATGATTTCAAGCTATGTTTTAATCGGGCGAAAAAGGGATTGTATGGAAAGGTTTATGATCGGATAGACGGGGCTGTTATCTTAGAATGGCTTGGCCGGTATGAGAAAGAAAGGGGGGCTATGGCCATGGATGATAGTATCAATAATTCCAAAAGCTGGGATATACCGGAAGGCGATAGGACTTCTAAAACATTGGAACAGGCGTACCATGAGTTTAGGAAGTATGATTTTGAACGAAAATATAAGGTGTGAATATTTAAAAACAAGGAACTATAATGCAAGAAAATAAAATACAGGCCGGTAATACTGAACAGGTTTTACTATCAAAAAAGAACTGTCACCGTGCATTAAAAGTGGTGAATATAGTGAACCCAGAACAGGGTGAATGGCTTTTTTCTTGGAGAGGGAAAAAGTTAAGAGAGAATTTAATGCATTGTGACATCACGTTACCTGAGCTATCAACGCTAAATGTCGGGGAAAAAGTTAAGAGAGAATTTAATGCATTGTGACTATGCACATATCGCAATTCGAATTTCCGACAACGAGGAAGTTGTTATTTATGACAAAGACTTAGGCTCCTGGGCTGTTACAGAGTGGAAATACGATGTCAACCTTGAAGAACTTTGGAAATGCGCTTGTGACGCTTTTTATTCTACGAGTTTCAACCCGGAAGAGCGAGCCGCTCTGTATATTCGTGATTACGAAAAGGAATTGAATGCCGACCTTGAAAATATGCCGGAAAATGAGAAGGAGCACTATATTACGAAATACAAAGAATGGGTTCGTACTTTATTTTACAAACATTCTCGTATAATGAGCGTCATGATAACAGGGCCAGCCTGTTTCCCTTCAAGACGAAATGAAAAAATGAATAATTATTATGATGGTGCTGTAAATGATTTTAATACATGGAGAGAAAAAGTACTCAAGGCAATAGCTCGGAGGATAGAGGAGGCAAAAACGGAAGAACAAAAGAATACCGAAGAATGGCTTTCTGTCAAAAGTGAGATTGACAATATTGCATCCACGTTGAAAGATATTGATACGGGTGTAAACACATATAGCTACCGACCTTTATTTGTGTCAAGCCTGTACGGAAAGCTAGAACGCATTGCCAACAACGGAAAGGTTGATGTAATAGTCAAATCAACTGAATATATCAAAGAACTCAACGAAAAGCTTCCGAAGCCTATTTTTACTAATCGTCATAAATTCTGGAAGCTCGTCGAGCTTGCCAATCAATCAATTGTAAAGCAGGCCGAAAGAGAGAACCAAGAAGATGCGGAAATATTTTTCGATGGTGGCCGGGTAATCAAAAACTATTCAGAGGATAGATTGCAGATAGTTTTCGACACAAAGCCGCAGCCAGACGTTATTTCAAATCTCAAACATAACGGTTTTCGTTGGTCACCCCGTTTTTCTGCATGGCAACGCCAATTGACGAATAATGCTTTTTATGCTGTCACTTGTGTGGTCTCTGTTACCATTGAACAATTGATAAATGAATAGTTAGAGCAGATTTATCCTTCTAAGGTATAGGTCTAAATCAACGTAATTTAAAGGTTTGTGCTGATAAATATAAGAAAAAAGTTCAATGTGTAAAGTACTTTTTCATCGGTAGAACCAAGTATTAATCGTATATTTGCATTAAAATGAAAGAGATGAAATATAAACTACATAGTGATGTTTTTCCCCATTATATTAAGTATATGGGATCAAAGACTAAAATTTTACCATTTGTTATACAAGGAATTGAAAGTGTTTATCGAGGGGGAAAAATATGTGATCTATTTGCTGGTTCATGCTCGCTTTCTGGTGCATTAGGAAATCAACTACCTATTATTTCAAATGATATTCAGTATTATTCTTCTGTTATAGCAAAAGCATATCTTACAGATTGGAATAATCAAGATGTTTTATTAGAAGATATTCTGTTAAAGGCTAAAGAATACCATCACAGATATTATAAAACATTGGTTTTGGATTATTTGTATGCATCTGACATGACATTAGAGGATTTTAATAATGTTGAAATAAGAAGTCAACAACTGATTAATTCCCAGTTTAATAACGATTGGCATCTATTTACAAAATATTATTCAGGTACATGGTGGAGTGTTGAACAATGTACTTGGATAGATTCTTTGCGAATGGCTATTGAATATTATCGTAATTCATCTGTATATAATACTCTTCTAAGTTGCCTTATGTATGCTGCTGCTTACAATAGTCAAGGAACAGGACATTATGCTCAATATCGGGATGCCAAAACGGAATCTGCAATGGCTGATATCAAAATATATCGATCAAAAAGTATTCTGGAATATTTTGTACGAAAGGTAGAGGATGTGTTGGGAAAGTTAAGGACTGAACCTAATCATTTTAGCCATAAAATAATTGCAGAAGATTATATAAGTTGTTTGAATAATTTAGAAAAGAATATGACTGTATATGCTGATCCTCCATATTGTTTTGTGCATTATAGTCGTTTTTACCATATTTTAGAAACTATGGTTCTTTATGATTATCCTGAAATACAGACAAAAAATGGAATGTATGTTAAAGGAAGGTATCGAGTTGATCGACATCAGTCTCCGTTCTGTATTCGAACTCAGGTCCAAAAAGCTTTTGATGATATGTTTTCTGTAGTGAAGCAAAAAAACAATTCGTTGGTGCTTAGTTATAGTGATACAGGTATGATATCTGTTTATGATTTGGAACAAGCAGCATTGAAATATTTCTCAAAATCACAAATAGAACTTTGGGCTATGGATTATAGTCATATGACTATGGGGCGAAAAAATGATTGGAAAAGAGATGTACAAGAAATGCTTTTACTGATCAAGAATAATAAATAGGATAATACCTTATTCCTGTTATTTTGCTTAAAATCAGGAATAAGGTATTTGGAGTTTATGAATTTTCATCGTATAATTTATCAGATATACCAAATACTAAAATGGGACAACCTCCCCCGCTACCGCCTTCAATTCGCGGAGTTAATTTATCCATATGGGTAGTAGAAGCTCCGTATGATGTCCCTTTTCCTAATTTATTAAAGATATCTTGTAATTTTGAACAGCGTGTAATAATAATAGCAACGCTTATAGCTCCTCTCTCATGTAAAAGCCTATAATTATTTAGATCTCTATCATAGAAAGGATCTTTGTTATTCCATTCAATATCAAGAGCAACACGATTTTTGTAACAATCTATTTTGTGTGTAGGAGTGTCATGTTTTTCCTCATCAATGATAAGTTGTGTTTTAAACATTTTTTCACTCCACCCCTTTTTATATAAATAGGAATCAAGTGCTTCTGAAATAGGACTTTTTCGCCCTCCAGGAGCGATTATTGCACTTTTTTTTAAGGTAAAAGCACTTAGCATTTCTACAACTTCATTGTATTCTTCGGGGAAGTCAACATTCAAAATGGCAATGGCATGCCTATATTCATGAACCTCATATTTATCAATGAGTTCAGGAGGAAGATTTTCTATACTCATAATGATAATTTTGATATTAATTGTTTACAAAGAAAATAAATAAAAGTCTTTATACAAAATCAAATATGGATTAAAAATAAAAATATGGTGATTGTATATTTTGTTGCCGAATAATTTACTTGAAATGTAGTGATATATATAAGAGATGATTCTTGGTTATTCGCTTATCTGTCGAATAGAGCTTTAACAAATTGAGTAGGGATTGATAAAGAGATAAGTATCAGTGATGTAATCAGATTAGGCTTAGTTATGAAAGATGTTTTTTAAACTAAGTGAAACATCTTTCTTTTCTTATATATCTTAGTTAAAATGGGATATGAAGGAACATTGTTGTATTATCTGTAATAAAAAGACTGTATCAATAATCAATACAGAAGAAGGACCGGTTTGTTATAATTGTTACTCTGATAAAAAGATTCCTCCTAAGTCAAAACAGCATCATGACAACGAAGAAGCTCGGATTCAGTCGGAGTTTTTCAGCAAGGTTCCTTTATTTTTTCCGAACTTACCGGATCGACTTCTTTTTGCAGTCCCGAACGGTGGTAGCCGACATAAAATAGAAGCGGCTAATATGAAGCGCCAAGGCGTTAAACGTGGAGTGGCCGATGTAATCCTTCAGATACCGAAAAAGGGATATGCTTCTCTTTGTCTAGAGTTCAAGACATCTACAGGTAAACAGTCTGCAGAGCAAAAGGAATACCAACGCCAGGTTGAAATGGCGGGTAGTAAGTATGTGATTGTTCGGAGTGTGGAACAAGCTTTAAAAGAAATGAAAAAATATTTATTGAAATAAATCATTTAAATTTCAATAGAATAAGATGTTCAGATAAATCCTTTATTTGATTAAATTGGCAATAAGGTTTTTCATTCAGTAAAGTATGTATCAATTTATTGGAATAGACTTTTGCTTCTTGGAGATCTGTATAGTTTTGCTTTTTATTACTCCCATGCACTATTTTTGATCGATTTTCATATAGTTTTTTTATGTCCTTTTGAATCTTTTTTCTTTCTTCTACCTTTGTACCAAGGATAAATGCCATGTTTTCACTTATTTGATAGGCTATTGATGGACTTATTATGCCTTTTTCTTCTATTCTTAAAATTCGTTCAATTGCAAAAGTGTATAGTGTAAGAGCCTGAGAAGGGGAAGGATCTGTAGTGGCTTTACCAAACCATATAATTGCATCAAGAATTCTATTTTCTAAATCTGTTAATTTGGTTTTGATGAGTAGGTTCCATATTTTTGATTCATTTTTTGAAATAAAAGGATTTTGATCTATATAGATAGTTTGGTTATAGCCATTATTAAAACTACTTGAGCCAGTTTGGGTTTTATCAGAACATAAAATTATAAAATTATGATCTTTAGTTGAATTATAATACATAACACCTCCACTTCTATGTTCAGAAGAGTATATGAAATTTAAAATGAAATCAAATTTTTGACAATCATTAATGGCTAATTGGATTGCTTCTTTTTGGTCACGTGCTTTAAGCTTGATTCCTAATAGACATTCTGAATGTAAGTAATAATCAAGATTTGTTGCGAATTTGCAATGAAGCCTGTTACGTAACTCATTTTTACATAATTTTAAATTATACAAAGTGTATTTTTCACTTTCATATTTTTGATCTTTTATTTGTATACCAAAGGTATCAAATATGATTTCAAAATCAAATGCTGTTTCCATAGAAATTATTTTTCACAAAGATATAACTTTTTATATTTTAGAATAAAAGTTATGGCTGAATTAAAGTATGACCCTCGGAATTATCGCATCCACACAGATAAGAACAAGAGATTGATCCGTAAAAGTTTGGAGGATTGTGGAGCGGGGCGTTCTATCCTTTTCGATAAGAATGATTGCATTATAGCAGGGAACGGTGTGTATGAGCAAGCGCGAGAATTGGGCTTACCGGTTCGAATTGTGGAATCAGATGGTACAGAATTGATAGCTATCAAGCGTACCGACCTCTCAACAGAGGATTCTCGGCGTAAGGCACTTGCCCTAGCTGATAATTATACCTCTGATACGTCAGTATTTGACTTTGACGCGATTGTTGAAGATTTCGGTGCCGATGAGTTGGATGCTTGGGAATTTAAAATCGATGATCTGAATATTGATGATATCTCCGTCGACGATGTGAAGCCGGACAAGGGGCGTATCGGCAGCTTGAAAGAACGTTTCATTATTCCTCCTTTCTCAGTGCTTGACTCTAAACTTGGAAACTGGCAAGACCGGAAACGTGCCTGGCTTGATCTCGGTATAAAGAGTGACGATGGCCGGGAGAAGGAGATTACGTTTAACCGATCAGCACAACCACCCCGAGTATACGAAGCCCGTAACGTAATTCGTGAAAAAACAGGTGTCGATCCGTCGTGGGACGAACTACAGAAGTATTGCCGGGATCATGGTATCCCGTTTATGGATGGAACTTCGATCTTTGACCCGGTACTGTGCGAGCTGGCCTATCGGTGGTTTAATATTCCCAATGGTTGTATCCTGGACCCATTTGCTGGTGGCTCCGTTCGTGGTATTGTTGCATCCATGTTGGATATGACTTATTTTGGTATTGATTTAAGGCCGGAGCAGATCGAAGCCAACTGTAAAAACGCTGCTGAAGTATTAGGGGATGAGTTCGGCGGGAAAGGCGGCCATAAGTTCGCTCCTCTGTGGCTTTGTGGAGATAGTGTAGAGATAGATGCCCTGGCAGAAGGTTATGAGGCAGACTTGGTTTTTAGCTGTCCTCCGTATGCAGACCTAGAAGTGTATAGTGATGATCCAGCAGACCTATCGACGATGGATTATCCTGAGTTCCTGCAAGCGTATAAAGAAATCATCCGGAAGAGTTGTTCACTGTTGAAGCCTAATCGATTCGCCGTGTTTGTAGTAGGAGAGGTTCGCGATAAGAGTGGTGTGTATCGGAGTTTTGTTCCTGATACGATCGCTGCGTTCCAGGAAGCAGGCTTGCATTATTACAATGAGATGATACTGGTTAACAACATAGGTAGTCTGGCTATGAGAGCCGGAAAGCAGTTTAGTAATAGTCGAAAGATTGGTAAGCAGCATCAAAATGTGCTTGTATTCTATAAAGGGGATCTGAGTAAGATTAAGGAGAATTTTCCCGAACTTGATTTCTCGGATGATGATTTGTTTAAGGAAGATTGATAAATTTGGCGATAAACTATAAAAGGATATTCGCCATGAAAATAAAACAGTGTATGATATATCGTGAGGTACTTGCCAAGAGATTGGAGCGTAAACGCAAGCAGTTAGTGGAGTTGGAGAGACAGATAAATAGTGAAGGTGTTTCTTCATCGGTGGATAAGCGTAAATATATTGAGTTGAAAGCTATCGTGAATGAATTGGAGAATTGTCTTGATATGGCAGATTCTATGTTTAAATTTAGTAAGGAAGAAAAAGGAGAGTAGTATTTAATGGCAAAGTATAGTCAAAAATTAGTGGATCGGATTTGTTCTCTTATTCGGGAGGATAGCTATACTATTGCCGAAATCTGTGATTTGGTCGGTATAAACAAGGATACTTATTATACTTGGATGAAGACGAAATCCGACTTTTCCGACTCTGTAAAAAAAGCGGAGGATGCACGGATGCAATTCTTTGTTGCCGAGGCCCAAAAGTCTTTATTAAAGAAGATTCAAGGCTATGAGGTAGAGGAGTCGAAGATCACGTATATCGATAGTGGGAAGCCTGTGGTTGATGAGAATGGGAAAGAGAAGCAGAAACCTAAGATCAAAGAGAAAACGATAGTCAAGAAGCATATCCAGCCGGATACTGCTGCGATCATTTTTACTTTGACAAATGGAAATCCGGATCGTTGGAAAAACAGACAGGATTCTAACATTAGTGGGCTTACTCCCGTAAGTAAGTTTGAGAGAATGACTGACGAGCAATTAGAGGATTTTATCTATGGAGAAAAACAGAAGAGAGATATTGTTGTTGATGGCGGAAGCGGCGGATGTGCTAAGACGCCGGAAGGCGAAAAATGATTTTTGGTCATACTGCTTGTATTATGATCCGAAATTCTTCTCGAAACGCCTGTTCTTGAAGAAGGTGGCGGACGCTTTCACTCGTGTATATGAATCGTATTTGTCGGGTGTGATTCGCCGGCTGGCCGTCTCCATGCCGCCACGTGCCGGGAAGTCCTATATATCATCCTTGTTCATTTCGTGGATGCTTGGCCATTTTCCGGAAGAGTCGGTCATGCGTAACTGCTGTTCCGATACGCTGTACAACAAACTGTCCTACGATACCCGTGATATTGTTCGCTCTTCCCGGTTTAAAGAAGTCTTTCCGGATGTAAAACTACGTGGTGATAAACAGAATGTGCACGGCTGGAGCTTGGAAGCTGCCCGGCAGGTGAGTTACTTCGGGGCCGGTGTAGGCGGTACGGTGATCGGCTTCGGTGCTTCTATGCTGGCCATGACTGACGACTTGTATAAGAGCCTGGAAGATGCACTATCTGACACCAATAACGAAAAGGTCTGGTCTTGGAAGCAGGGAACACATGATTCCCGTATCGAAGGGAATTGTTGCTCTATCGACATCGGTACACGTTGGTCGGCTACGGACGTACTTGGTCGTATGGAAGAGATGGGAAAGTATGACGAGATTATCCGTATCGCAGCCCTGGATGAGAACGACCACTCTTTTTGTGAGGATGTACATACGACAGAGTATTACCATGAACTACGAGAGGAAACGGACGATTCCATCTGGTGTGCCGAGTATATGCAGGAACCGATCGAGGCTATTGGGTTGTTGTTCCCAAAATCAGAATTGAACCGCTTCAAGCTGGCAGATATCGAAGGTAAACAGCCGGATGGCGTGATCGGTGCTACCGATGTGGCCGACGAAGGAGACGACGATTTCTGTGCACCGATTGCCAAAGTATTCGGCACGAAGTATTTCATTACCAATGTCCTGTTCACGAAAGACAATGTCGAGATCACCGAACCGAAGCTGGTTTCCCTGATCCTTGATACCCGTTGCGACAATATGCGTATCGAGAGCAACAACGGTGGCCGTTTGTTCGCCCTCAATGTCCGCAAGGCCGTAAAAGCTAAGAACGAGAAATGTATCATCCAGGCGAAACCGACAACCGCCAACAAGGAAACCCGTATCTTGCTAAAATCCGGTTGGATTAAGAAGCATTGCTATTTCTTGGAAGAAAGCGAGTATAAGAAAGGTTCGGACTACGACCGGTTCATGAAAGCACTTACAGGTTATAAGAAAGAGGGAGGTAATAAGCATGACGATGCGCCGGACGGCATGACGATCCTCGCCGAGAACGTCGAGTTCATCGGGTTATGCAAAAATAATCGGGTACGGCAGGTGGCAAGAGGGAGATAATGATTATTTTTGTGGAAATAATAATTTTATATGCTGTATTATGGAAAATAATCAATTTAGATTAGGAAATTGGGTTAAACCAATAAATGATTCTGGAAAGGAATCTTTTGAAGGAACAGTGTTCATGATTAAGGAGCACTTAGTAAGTGTTTTACACAATAAAAATCCTTATGATTATCATCTTGTAAAACCTATTCCGCTTACGGAAGAATGGCTCAAAAAATTCGGTTTTAAATTGGAGTATGGTAAATACTATTCAAAATGTGTTCAAAATGGAGTTGGACGTTTTGTAATAGAAAATGCTTACAATCTTCCATGTGTATTGTTCGTAAATGAAAACGAACCAAACGGTGTTGGTTGTCAGACTATAGGTAAACCGATTGTATATGTCCATGAACTTCAAAATCTTTATTTTGCATTAACTGGTGAAGAGTTAGAAATAAAATAGAAAATATACGTAATAGACTATTCTGTAAATAATTAGATAAGCGTGATCATTATAAAGTGATTGCGCTTTTTCGTTTTATATTTTAGCATAAAACAATTATGCCAAGTATAAACGAAATCCTTGCGAATGAAGACTTCGGACAGATAGTCAGTACGTTATGTGTCGATACCATCGAGTTCCGGGAACCAAGAGAATATTACAGAGAATACCATGGTGAACGCCGTCGGCGTAAAACCTCTGTCGGCTGGCGTGAACCCAAACGGTTGGCCGTCTATTCGGAGACACTGAAAGATAAGAACGGTGAGCCGTTACGATTGGAAGACAAGATTGTCGATGTGGCCCGTATCGTTACCAATTTCCCGAAGAAAGAGGTCCGAACTTCTGTCGCTTTCCTGTTTGGCGGGCAAATGACGATTACGGGAACAGATCAGAACGATGGTTTTCAAGAGTTCAAACGTGTATGGGAACGCCGATTGAAAATGCAATCTGTTTTGAAATCATTTGCTCGCAAGGTACTTTCTGAAAGTAAGGCTGCTCTTGTGTTCTATCCGTATACTTCCAAAGGATTAGACGGCAAATTGATTACGGAGTTGAAAGTGAAGACGCTCTCTGTTCCCAGGAATGAAAATACCTTTTCTGAATTTTATCCTCACTTTGATGATAACGACGATATGGATGCCTTTATCCATCGTTATCAAGTAAACTCTAATGGTATGATTAGGAACGGTTGTACGATCTGGATGGCAGATAGGATTATTACGGCTATTGATGAGATGGGTGGTTGGGTAATAAAAGAGGTTCCCAACCTGTTCGGTAAGATTCCGGTTGTGTATGCCGATGTTTTTCAGCCTGAATGGGATGAAGTTGCTGGTATTATGGACGCGCGGGAAATGCGTTTGTCCCGTATGGCCGACACTAATGACTACTTCGCGGAACCGATCTTGAAAACGTATGGAGATTCGGATTTACCTTCTAAAGAAACAACCGGGAAAGACCTCAATTTCCCTATCAAGGTCGATGAAATGTCCGGTAAGGAGTATCATGGCGATGCTGACTATTTAACATGGACCGGTTCTCAGCCTTCGGTAGATAAAGAATTGGAGGAAACGAAGAGTGAACAATTCTCTGGAACATCCACGCCGGATCTATCCTTTGATAACTTGAAAGGCATAGGTAATCTGTCCGGTGTCGCCCGTAAATTCATGCTGATGGATGCAACTATCAAGGCGAGTGAGAACATGGAAACGTTCAGTCCTGCCGTACAACGTTGTGTATCGGTCGTGTTGGCTGGAATATGTAATATAACCAATATCAAATATCGTTCTCAATTGGTAAACAACCTGATTGATGTCGAATTTGGTTCTATTTTGCCAGAAGATCTTTCCGAGACTCTTCAAACGCTATCCCTTGCCAATGGAGGTAAACCGATTAACGCCCAGCGTACGGTTACGGCTCATTCTCCGCTGACGGAAGATTTGGACGAAGAAATAAAGTTGATGAAGGAAGAAGAGGATACGGCTGCGCAACGTAATAATATGGTCGGCTTAACAATGGGATATGGAGAATGAAAGAACTATCGTTTCATGAACAACAGTTCCTACAGCGTCTGTTCCGGCAACAGGGCGGCATAAAGTATTCGTTTGACGAGTTTGTCCGTAGGGTAGGACCTCTTCTGGCTAAATGGTCGGATCATGGCGGCGACCGTGTATGGATAGGTAATGCTACTATTGAAAAGCAAATAGAACGTCTGTTGGATGATTTACACACGCAGCTCGTAAGCAATATATCCAATACAGTTACCGATGTATGGAATTTAGGCAATAGGAAAGCGGATGAACTGGTAACGGGCTATATTAAGGATATGGCTATCTCCACTACGCTAAGGGAAAAATTGTTTTCCCGGAATGCCGATGCGCTGAATACTTTATTGAAACGTAAAGATGAATTTGGTAAAACCATATCCTCCCGTGTTTGGGATATAACGGACGGGGCTATGGATAATCTGGAATATTATCTTTCTTCGGGTTTATCTTCCGGCCGTCCAGCCGCGTTGATCAGCCAAGATATACGGCAATTGCTAAACGAACCCAACCGTCGTTTCCGACGGGTAAGGGATGCGAATGGGAAGCTGGTTCTATCCCAGCCAATGAAAGACTATCATCCAGGACAGGGTGTTTATCGTTCGTCTTACAAAAACGCCCTACGTTTAGCAGCAACGGAGACCAATAAGGCTTTTCGAACTGCCGATTACGAACGTTGGCAGAAAATAGACTTCGTGACTGGGATAGAGGTAGAGCGTTCGCCGACGAATCACGGTCCATGTCCTGTGTGTGATGCGAAGGCTGGCCAATACTCGAAGGACTTTAAGTTTACGGGCTGGCATCCGTTCTGCATCTGTATAGCTACGCCGGTCATGATGGATCATGAGGAGTTTGCGGAATGGTTGCTGGGAGATGGAAAGGTTGAAAGGGATAGTATTTCAATCCAATATTCAAAAGATAGAACGAAAGAGCTGCAAAATTGGGCAAAGCAGTCTTTATTGAATGGCTCATTCTCTCATAAAGATTTTCCGGTACGAGTTAAAATGACAGGAAAGTCTATCAAAGAGTTCTTGAATCAGCCTCATAAGTTCAAGAAAGAGAAGAACGAATTGATAAAAAATATAGGAGCGATATTTGCCGGTTCGGATTACAAGGGGTATACTGAATACCATAAGGATAATCCTATGATTAAATATTCTCATGTTTTTGAAATTGAGTTGAACGGAGAGAAAAGTTGGATTATTGTTAGAGAAGATATAACCGGGAATGCCGTCCTTTATAGTATATCGGATAGTGATAAGGTCTTGACTGGCATAAAAAAGAAGTAGCCCGATAGACCATCACCGTAGAACTACAATCCACGGCTGAATCTATCAGACTACTTTATGTTTTTAGAAGAATGATTTTCAAATAGCCCCCTTGGAACTGCAATCCAAGGACTTGTTTGTAAACCACTTCTTTCTGCAAAAATATAAATTATCTCCTAATTGTCTAACGATTTCGGATTTTTAATTGTCAAAGTCGAGAATAAGCTGTTTCCCGTTGGCCTTCCATTGCTCAAATGAGTAGTCTACCGTCATGTTCATTTGCTTTGTAGCTTTGGCTAGTTTGTTCTTCGCTTCATGGAACTCCTTTTTGAGGATTTGGATACGGGCCCAGTCTTCTGCTTGTCGTTTCTGCTTTTGATTGACGAAGCTGGCGTAAGAGGCGAAATGATCATACAATGTATCGTAACACTGCATTTTGTATTTAATGACGGAAGGTCTTACTTCTTCATCAACTCGATTAGTATCAATTGAAAATAACCATCCAAAAACGTATCGGATAGGAATGCAGTACATTTCACGTTCTTTCCCGTCTGCGGCAACCGAGGTCATGATGACCCCGGTTGAACTTAATATTTCATCACGATCAATTCTATTACGTTGAGCTTTGGCGTCTATGCCAAGAGCATCACAAATAGGTTTGATGGGAACTAGTTGATTAGGATCATTACTAGCCATGATAGCCACATTGTTTACTTTCGCAATCTCTTTTACGTTAAATGATAAATTTTTCATATTTCCGAAAAAAGCGAGGGCAAAGGGGATTCTGTAGTAAAGTGGCAGTTTACAGAATACACCCAATGCCCTCTAAATTTCCTATTGACGCAACTGCCACGTAACGTCTTTCTGAGATAATATATAAATCAGAAAAACTTTTTCTGGAAGCAGATGGCGATACCTTCTATACTTTCGCTTTTTGCGTCTGCAATTTCGAATTTAATTTCTCAGCTTCCTTTTGCATATTTTCGGAAGCATGTTTGATGTAGTATAGCATTCCTTCGGTTCTTCCGATTTCTCGGCCGGTATTGAATGCGGCTTGTAGTTCAGGAGTGGAGTACTTACCCATTTCGGAGGGTTTGGCCGTTGGTTGTTGGGTACTATTATTTCCCGACAAACAATTTTCTCTGAGTTTGGACATGATTGAATATTGTTTGTTGTAAGTGGATAGACAAAAGAACGGTTTCGCCTGTCCCTTTGTCCTACACCTCAGATGGCAGTTATGGCCATTAAGCCATATCAAGGGGGTACGAAACCGTTATGTTATATGTTCATGTATGGGTACAAGAGTACCAATACAAAAATATGTTCAGCGGTTACCCGCCATCTGAGAATTTAGGACACCACAAAGATGAACACTTATTCTGAATCCTGCAAGAAAAAACTTTCCCTCCCTTATATTTTAAACAGAAAACTCTTATGACAATTTTAGATTTAATCAAGGCGGCATGTAAGACGAAAGGCGTGCCAGAGAAGTATGCGGAACGTATTCAGAAGACGTTCAAAATCGAAAAAGCTGAAGGAATGGAGGCTTTTGTGGACCTGTTCAAAGAAAATATCCTTCCAGCTATCCAGGAAGCGGAGAATGAAGCTAAGACTACGGCTGAAACGGCTGCGGTCGCTGCATACGAAGCAAAACATGGATTAAAAGACGGTAAACAGGTGGAAGATCCGGATAAGAATAAGAAAACGGAAGAAGAGCTGTTGAAGGATCTTAGTCCGGAAGTAAAAGCTTATTTGGAAAGCATGAAAAAGAGTGTCGATGATATGGCTAAAAAAGTGGGTGATTCCATTACCAACTCGGCAAACGAAGCCAAAAAAGAAACAGTTCGGAAGCAGTTGAAGGATGCCGGTCTTCCGGATAGCTGGCTGGGACGTGTGGATTTGGCTTCTGAAACGTCCATCGAGGATCAGATCAAGACACTATCCGAAGAATATACCGGAATCCAGCAAAAGGCGATCGATGATGCTGTGGCTCGTGGTGATTACGCTCCCGGTTCCGTAAATCTTCAAGACCGTTCCGAAGCGGATTGGGCGAAGCTGATGGATCAGGACGTCGATAATAGTGCAAATAATCCCGGTGTGGTAAACCTGGGTATTGAATAATCCAAGTAAAGTGTAACGTTATGTACAGAAAAAGAGAAAGAGAATTCCAGTATCCTCCCGGAATTGAAAAGATTATTGAGGATGTGATCGGTGGTGGGACGATTGATCGCAGAGACTTGCAGAACGCTTTGTTCAATGGCAAGGCGTTGGACGAACTGCCTCCGATTGTAATAGTAGTAAAAGATCCGGAAACAGGGCTGTATCATGTATTGAAGACGGCAATGGCTTCCGATGCAGGTAGTGAAACAACTTATAAGGTGGCCAAGAATCATCTGTTCGGTGTGGGTGACTTCGTGACGATTGGTGGCGCTTTGACTGGCGCTTCCGATAAGATCACAGCTATTGATAAGAGTAATGCGGATTTCGATACGATTACGTTGGCAGCAACGATCGGGGCTGCAACAAAAGGTCAAGTATTGGTTCAGGCTAAAGACAAGCAGGCTGCGAAAGCCGCCAAGTTACCTTATGATGGCGAATTGGTCGTCACGATGAATAAAGTCGACTTGACTGTAGCCAACCAGCAGTCCGGGTTATTGGTAAGAGGTACGGTAAACGAATCCTGTATGCCGTTCCCAGTAGATAAGGACTTAAAGGCATTAATGTCGTTTATCCGTTTTGTGTAATCCATTAAAATCTGATATATGGAAAGAAGTTTAATTAAACAGGTGAATAAAAAGAACATGGCGGCTCGTTTGAATACCCGCCATGTGAAACCAGTCGTTTTCCCGAACTTCTTCGGGGTGAAAAGAAAGACTTCGTTGAAGTGGGAGACACTGACCGGTGAGAAAGGTGCTCCGGTAATGGCAGATGTGATCTCTTTTGACGCTTCCGCTCCGCAGAAGACGCGCGAGGTAATCAGCAAGTTGTCCGGTGATATTCCAAAGACAGCCGTTAAGCGTGGTATGAACGAAAGTGATTACAACGAGTACAAACAGTTGGAACGTGACGCACAGGGTGACGCAGATCAATTGGCATTGCTGAACCTGGCTTTCAAGGATCAGGATTTCGTGTATAACTCCGTCCGTGCCCGTTTCGAATGGTGGTGTATGCAGCTCATGAGCCGTGCGGGTTTCCATTTGTCGGCAAAGAATAATGGCGGTGTCGTTACGGCTGAGTTTGTTGGTTGCGGTATGCCGAAGAAGAACCAGCGTAAATCTTCTGTAGATTGGAGCAACGCTTCAACGGCTAACGGCTTGCAGGATATCGAAGATACGGTTGTTGCTGCTTCTGCCGAGGGAGTAACGATTCGCTATGTAGTGATGCACGTGGCTGACTTCTCTTTATTGAAGAAGCAGAAATCAACATTCGACACATTGAAGGCATGGGTTAATTCGTCTTCAAAAATATTGGTAACGAAAAATCTTATCAACGAGTATCTGGCCGAACAGGAAATCCCGGTAAAGATCATTACTGTGAATCCGTCTGTCCGTATCGAGGACAAGGCTCATCGTCGTAAGACGATCAATCCGTGGGAGCGTAAACGTGTATGTTTCTTGGAGGATTTGAAGGTTGGTGATATCCAACACGGACCGATTGCAGCCGAATCTTCCGCTACCTTGCAGAAGATTGCCCTCATGGTAAAACAGGATTGGGTATTGGTTACCAAATGGTCTGAACTGGAACCGTTCAAGGAATGGACGAAAGCAGAAGCAAATGCTATCCCTGTCGTAAACGATCCGGATGCCATGTTCATCATGAAGGTGGATGGCCAGGATTGGAACGCATCTGAAGATACTGAAGGTACGGATGATATCCCGGCAACATTCTTAGGTGAAACCGTTGAACCGGAAGATCAGATGATTCAGGATACTGAAAACGGAGAATAACAATCATGGCTAAGACGATTCGAGATACAATACTAGCTTATCCCGGTCTCGCGGATTGTGAAGATTTTTTGGATAACGTCGTTTTGCCGGGACGCGGTTTTGAAGGTACAGAAGATAGTAAGACGATCGATATTCAAAAACAAAAGCTGGTGGCTGCCGACCTTTATTCCATGGTCGGTGGTCTGCCAGACTTTACCGAAAACAAGCTTTCTATCACATATCCCCGTTCCTGGTATGATGCTATGGCAAAACGGCTGTATAGGGAAGGTGGAGAACCGGAGAAAGCAGAACTGATCGGGAATAAGATTGAAGTTCCAAAAGGAAGGGCGCAAAACAGATGGTAAGACGGTATTCACATAAGGCAATAGTAACAATCCAATCCGGACAATTGGTAAAAGGGGAATGGGTTGCCGGAGAACCGACGGAAATAGAGGTCACTGGGCAATACTTTCCATCCAATAGCGGACAGCAATTGAAGCGGAATGTCGATGGGAAGGAATTTATCGTACACGGTGAGTTCTCGACAAAGGCCCGTCCTGTGGAAAATGCGAAGCATATCCGGATTGATAGTATCGCTCTCGATGTGGATATCATCTGTTGGGAGCCGTTTCAGACTCACTCTGTAATTTATGTATAGCGATGGCAAGGAAAGGTGGTTTGACTCCGATGTGGAGCGATAGAGAAGTAGAACGTTGGTTTGATTATTTTGTGGACCGGGCGGAAGAGCGGATATACAAATTATTGCAACGTGCCGGGGAAGAGTTCGTGAAGATTGCCCGAAAGAAAGGAAACTATCAGGATCATACTGGTAACCTCCGTAGCTCTATCGGTTATGTGATCGTCAAGGATGGCGATATATTGACCGAGAACTACGAGTTGTCAGATAAGAAAGGTACCGATAAATATACGGGATTGAGAGAGGCTAAAAGGCTCGTATCAGAATTACTACCCCTTTATAAGAATGGCTGGGTATTGATTGGTGTAGCCGCTATGCCTTATGCCAAGTATGTGGAAGCAATCGAAAATCTGGATGTTATCTCCGTTGCCACGGAACATGCTGAGGATTGGATCAAGAAACAGAGTCGAACGTTATTTGATAAACTCGCTGAGAAAGGATATTGAACATGGCTGATCAGTTTGATATAGTAGATATCGTGTATGATGCGGTTGAACCGGTCAGTACGAGCTTTATTCTGTACAAAGATCGCTCTGGTGATGGTGAGACAAAGAATCATATCACAATCCGGATGCTCACGTTAAATGAAACAGAGGTTGTGAATAAAGGTTCGGTTAATATCAACGTATTTGTGAAGAATCAAGCGAAAGGCAGGCCTGATCGACAGCTAATGAAAGGAGTGACACGAAAAGTTAAGTCTGCACTACGAAATATCACACCTCCTTTCGGCATGTATTGGAAATCTCGGATCGTATGGTCCGAACCTCTTGGCGAAGCAAAAGAAGGCTTCGATTGTACAAATATAAGATTTGAAGTAATAACAGAAATAGATTAAGAATATGGCTAATGAAAGAAGTTTGGCGGTAGGCGTATCCTTCTTAGGATATGGTGACCCCGGTGATGGTGTTCCGGCCTCTATTTATACACAGTGTCCGATCGTTCATGAAGGCTCAGTTGCTTTCAATTTCAATGAAGCGACCTCTGTCGATTTTCGTGCGGAAGGGATGAAAGATCCTTGGGAGTCATTCGATAAGGCTGGCGACCCGGATAGTTTTGAATTTGCTATCCCGTCGCCGACAGCTCAGGAGATGCTCGCGTTTTGTGGTGGTTCTGTAAGTGGTGGTAAGTGGAATGCTCCGATTGATATTCCAAATATCCGCAAATCGTTCAAGATACAGACAACACCGTACAAAGGTAAGTATACGGAATATACATTTGCCATTTGTAAAGTCAGTGCCCGCTTGAGTCAGGCTCCGTCTTCAGAACAAACAGACCTTTTGCTAGTTAAATGTACCCGTTTGGCAGCAATTACCTCTGCTGGGCAGCAACGATCTTCGTTCGGTCGGGCGGTGATGAATGTAACCCTTACTCCGGTAACGGCAGTTGCAATCACCGGTACACCCAAAGTTGGTGAAACGCTTATGGCCACCTTGACACCAGCGGAAGCGACTGGTGATTTCCAATGGCAACGTAAAGTGGATGGCCAGGGAGAAGCCCAAGATATTGAGGGGGCTATTGGTGACAGTTATATGATCCAGCCGGAAAATGAAGGCGATAAAATCCTTGTCAAGTTTATGGCAAACGGTTTGTATTCCGGAGAGAAGACAAGCGCAGAAACAGAAGCCGTACAAGCAGCAGAATAATTAAGGACTGTTGTTTAGGTTATCGAAAGCCTCGGAACTATCCGGGGCTTTTATATTTTAATCGAAAATATGAGTGTAAAACAAGTACTCCAGTTAGAAAGTGAATCCGTTTCTTGTCAGCCGGTAACCATTCCGTTTGAATTTACCCGGCTTGAATCATTACCGGAAGGAAAGACGGTAGGGGATAGTATCGCCATAACCCCGATCACTGTCCGCACCTGGTTTCGAATAAAGCCTCTTTTGCTTTATATCGATAAAGAGGATAGAGAGGTTTTGATTGCTGATAAGAATAAAGGATTTTCCAATCAGGTCGCCGAACTGATAGCCAAATATGACGAACTTATCTTTGAAATCGTATGTCTTGGCATTCATAATAAGAAAGGTGATATGCCGGCCTGGTTCCGGGAAGTTCTGAAAGACAACTGTACATGGGAGGATATCTATATCCTTCTGAATGCCGTCTTGTACCGGATAGGCTGTAACCCTTTTTCTCGTACTATCATAGCGCTGGAAGCTGTGAGCCCGTTAAGCGAAGTGGAGATAATAGCCCTTCAGAAAAACAGCGAGACATGGAAGAAGAAGGCCCTCAAAGCAGCTTCATGTTCTTAGTGACCTGCAACGAGGCTTTCGGCTATTCTCATGAACAAATATTGGATAGCAGCTTTGTTTTGTTGGTCGGCATGCTTCGTGAACGTGGTTATTTGATTAATCGAAGGGCCAAAGATTTTCATTCGGAAGATACGTCAATTAAAGAGGAAGATGGAGAATGGGTTGAAATGGTTGATTTCGATACTGGCCATGTGAAACGGATAAAGAAAGTTTTATCTGCATAACTATATATTACATTGAAAGTAGAGAAAAGGGTTTGTCATAGTGATAAATTTTGATTTGTTTGGTAGTAAGAAAGCCCTGCGGACTGTGAAGTTAGCAGGGCTTTGTTCGTTAAAAAGATATCGGGTAACGTTCCGGATGAATTATGCTATCGATCTCAAGATCTACATCGATTGCATCCCAACGCAACGATTCTTCATCCGGCATGGTTACATCCAATACATCCGAAACTTTTGCATTTCTAAACCAAGGATATCTGTCATACGATAGATAATATTCCTTTCCTCCTACGAAAAGGAGGATACCGCGTGCATTAATCATTGTTACTTCCGCGGTGGTTGTTCCATTTTTCTCTAATAATGCGCTCATGTTTTTGTACCTCCTTTAGTATGTTTGAAATTTCAGTTGAAGAAAAACCTTTATTCTCAGCCAAAGAAATAGAAGGTTCTATCCAAATTTTAGCCTTTTTTTCTGCCTGTCTGATATGTATATGCATTCTGTTTTCTTCTAAAGAGAAGAAAAAGAAACGCATTCCATTTTTATAAAAAACCGTTGGACTCATACAGCAAATATACAAAAGATTCCTGAATACAAATGCTTTTAGTTTATATTTTACCATAAACGCATTATGGGAATTAGAAATAGGGAGGGAGCGCTATATGTTGCGACAGGATTTGATAACTCTGGCTTTTACGAGGGGAAACGCGAGGCTATGGGAATTATCAAGACTCTGGCAAGCGAGGTGACCTCTTTTGATATATTCAGTGGTATCGGTATCAGTGCGGCAACTGCTTTTGCACAAGCTGCAAAAAGCTCATACGACTTTGAAAAAGAGTTCCGGAAGAACATGCTGGAAGTGGCAACCATTTCCACACAGGTGACGGATGATATGACCGGTTTTATGAATCAGGTTATGTCCATAACCCAAGAGATACCGATTAAGGCTCCGGAGGCCGCCAAAGCACTCTATAGTATTGTTTCTGCCGGTCATGATGGGGCAGATGGTATGAAGATTCTAGAAGTTTCGGCTAAAGCAGCCGTGGGAGGGCTTACAGAAACCGAGACGGCAGCCGATGCTGTTACAACGATCCTGAATGCTTATAAGATGTCAGCAGAGGAGGCTGGTACAGTCTCGGATCAGCTTTTTACAACTGTCCGATTGGGTAAGACTACATTTGGCGAATTAGGAGCCTCCATAGCCCAGGTTGCGCCTATTGCGGCCGCATACGGGATCAGTATTGATCAGGTGTTGGGTGCAGTCGCTTCATTGACCAAACAGGGTACGCCGACAGCGCAGGCAATGACCCAAATCCGGGCTGCTATCCAGGGTACTGCCGGGGAACTTGGGGATGCCGCTTTTCAAGGGCGTACTTTCCAGGAAGCATTGCAGTTGATTAACGAGAAGGCTGACGGTTCTGCTTCTAAGATGAAGGAAATGCTCGGTACGGATGAAGGATTGGCTGCAACATTGGCTTTGACCGGAAAGAATGCTAAGTCGGCAGCGAGTGATCTCGGAGAGTTACAGAACTCTTTAGGAGCTACGGAAGCCGCGTTTGAGAAGATGAAAGATGCTGCAGACAATCAGCTTACATTGTTGGCTAATAATGTACAGGCCTATTTGCGTCCTTTGGGAGAGAAGATTCTGAAAGAAGTCTCCGATATTGCCAAGGCTTTTAATGAAGCATTTGAGAATAACGATATAGAAGGTACAATATCAAACCTTGAATCGTTGGTAAAGAATGCAACTGGAGCTTTTCTTTCATATAAAACAGCTATTCTATTAGTTCAGGTAGCTCAACATTCGTATGTAAAATCATCTGCTCTAAGCCGGTTAGCGACAATTCAACATACGACAGCTACAGCATTACTTACCGGTGCTTTAAGAAAACAGGCTGTTGCTATGTTGGCGGCAGGAAAGGCAGCTCTTGCAAATCCATATGTATTAGCTGTGGTAGGTGTTACCGCATTGGGATATGCAATATTCAAACTTGCGACACAGGCTACAGCTTCGGAAAAGGCGTTGGCTGCTCATAATAAGAGAGTCGCAGAAATGAGAGAATGGTCTGATGGAATGAGAAGCCAGACGGAAGAAATGTTGGGTGTGTTGCAAGATGAAAATAAGTCCACTTTGCAAAAGGTTGAAGCTTATAAAAAGTTACAAGAGCTTTATCCGAATGAATTGAAGAATCTTTCTCTACAGAAATTCCTTTTAATGGATATGGTTGAAGTCAACAAGATGTTGTCCAAGTCGATAGATGATCGTACTATGGCACAACAACGTGCCACTGTGAATTCCATTGAAGAAGAGATGGCTAAAAATAGTAAACGGATTTCTCAATTAGATAAAAAAAGTTGGATTGACACTAGCTTCCCGGAAGCACTTGAGTTACGTCGGTTGCGAAAACGGAATGAGCAGCTAAAGATAGAACATGAGAAAGCAGTAGAGATCGTTGTACAAGGATTAAAAGATCGTACAAAAGCAGAGGCTTTGGTAAATAGCCAATCAGAACAAGAAGAGACGAAGTTTGCAAAACCTGTAGATCAGAAAGAACTTGAGAAACAGAAAAAACTTCAAAAGGAACTCTTATCCCTTCGTCGTCAAAACCAGCAATCCGAAATTGACCTGATGAAAGAAGGTTCCGACAAGAAGATCGCCCAGTTGAATCTTGATTATGACAGAGAGTTGGATACTATCCGTGCAAGAGAAAAAGAATGGAGAGAGGCACAAGGCGGAAAGTTGACTAAAGAGCAGACGATTGAGATCCGAATGGCAAAAGTCAATGCTGGGGCCAAATTAGGAAATGCGACATCTGATGTTATCCATGAGCAGATTGAAGCAGAAGAACGCGCCATGAACGAATACTTGAAAGAATATGGTTCATATTTGGAAAAGCGTCAGGCTATCACGGAGCTTTATAATGAGAAGATAGCAAAGGCCACAACGGAAGGTGGACGGCTTTCCCTTGCAGAAGGTATGAAGAAAGAGCTGGCGGACGTGGATAATGAAGCCCAAAAGAGCACCTCCATTATCACCCGGTTGTTTGATGATATGAGTAAAAAGAATATCACCTCTATTCGTGCCATTGCGGATGAAGCGGAAAAATTCTTGTCTTTTCTTGAAAGAGGGGAATATTCATCTGATAATTCATTCGGTATTACCAAAGAACAGTTTGATGTGCTTCGCAAGTCACCGGATCAGTTGAAGGCCATCAAGGATGAAATAGCCAATGTTCGCCGTGAAGCTGACCAAATGGAAACCTCTTTTAATAAAGTTTCAAATGGCCTAAAAAAAGTATTTACCTCTGAAAGTGATGCCAAGAAGTTAAAAGAGGGTTTGGCTGAGATAGAGGAGGGCATGAATGAGATCATGCAGGCCGGACAGTTCCTTTCTGATACGTTTTCGAAGCTCGGGGATTCGTTCGGTGGTGTATTCGGCGGGATAGCCGAAGGCTTCAGTGTGGCTATGGACACTGTAAGTTCTGCAATGAACGGTGCGAAAGCCGGTTCCATGTTCGGTCCGATCGGTGCGTCTGCCGGTGCTGCCATTGGCGTTGTTACATCTTTGGCCGGTGCCATCGCCAAAATCCATGACAAGAAGAACGAAAAACGTATTCAGCGGTTGCAGGATCAGATCGACACATTGGATAAATCATACGAAAAATTGGATAAATCCATTCAGAAGGCTTATTCGAATGATGCTTCCCGATTGATCGATCAGCAGAACAAACTGTTGGAACAACAGAAAGTTTTAATCCAACAACAAATCCGTGAAGAACAGGATAAAAAGAATACCGATAAGGATAGAATAAAAGAATGGCAAAGCCAAATTGACGAGATAAACGAAGCCATAGCGGACAACAAGGAGAAGGCCAAAGATGCCATCTTCGGGGAAGACCTGAAATCCGCCATTGACAACTTCGCTAACGCACAAGCCGAAGCATGGGCTTCCGGTGAAGACCGGGCAGAATCGGCGAAAGATACCGTCAAGAAGATGATGCGGCAGATGGTCACAGAATCCATCAAGGCTGCAACGGAATCTTCCGGTGCAATGGAGAAGATTCGTGACAAGCTGAAGGAGTTCTATGCCGACAATGTCCTTTCCGGCTGGGAACAGGATTATATCTATAATATGGCGGAAGAACTGCAAAAGGAGATTGACAGGCAGTTCGGTTGGGCTGATAGCCTGATGAAAGATAAGGTGGAAGAGCCGGAGAAAGAAGAAGATATATCCGAAAACTCCCTGAAAGGCGCGTATGCCAAAGCCTCGCAGGAGAGCATCGACCTGTTGGCTGGACAGACCGGGGCCGTCCGTATCCTGCTGGAAGATATCCGTGGCGGTATGCAACCGATCCGTGAACAAATGAGGCTGATCTATGATATGCAATCCAGAGGTTGGGAAGATGTGAAGGCCATCCGCGAACTATCAGATAAAGTGGAAAAGAATACCGATCGGATCGCCGAGAATACGAGAGAGATCAAAGAGGTTGCCGGTAAGATATCGGAAAACACTAGAGGCACGGTTGATGCCCTGGAAGGTACTATTAACGTAAAAGTAAAAATGTAACATGATGGACAAAGAGTTTTTTGAGATCGCAAACCGGTTAGGTGCCTGTAGGTTGTTGCATGGTACGGAAAATAAAGAAGAGCTTATGCGCCTTCTGCTGACGCCGCAGGGTACGGAGTTCTGCACGAAGAATAATTTCCCGTCTATGGAACAATTACGGGAGTTCCGGGGCAAGAAGGCCGAAAGCATGGGTATCTATATCGAGACGGACGTGAAACTGACGAATCCGGTGAAGGTATTCTTGGCCGGTTCCAAGGCAATCCTTCATTTTGATACGATCGGCCGCTACAACGTGATCCTGATGCACGGGGCGGAAGCCGAGATCCATGCGAGTAACTATGCCGTGGTGTTCGTAAAGAACGCTGGCGGTAAGGTAATAACTCATAAAGACCATACAGCACGTGTATTATGACAATAGATGGAAAAGACGTATATACTGAATGGGGATGTAAATTATTGGAAGGTTCTTTTGATGATCTTCTGAAATACCCCAAACGTAAGGCAGTCAAATATAACAACTGGGCGGAAGCCGACGGAATCGATCCCGATCTCTCGGTTGTGGAGTTCGAACCTAAGACCGTCAAGTTGAAATTCCTCATGAAGGCAGAAACGCTTGAGCAGTTCTGGTCTGGGTATAGAAAGTTTGTTGCTGATCTGTCCGCACCGGGCTATCGGGAATTCAATCTTATTGCCGGTATGACCAACCGCTTACGATTCAATGCCGGCTCTTCTCACGAACAGCCTGTGCCATTTAATGCAGGGGAGAACGTATCTGTGTTTGAACTTTCTTTTGTCGAGGACAATCATGCCATTTATCCGGCAACTCCGGCCGGCGGTATCGGGCTTCGCGGGCAGTATGCGATTAATGGGATAGACTTTGCAGACTTCGGTATAGGATCGGACGATAACCAGGAGGACATCTTGAAATATCCTGCGGTTAAGGCGCCGTTCACCGATGGCCGTACGGTAGACCTTTCGACAATCAAAACCCTGCATCGGGAAATAAAACTGTCCCTTTGGATGTTGGCCGGCAGTGTGGAAGAGTTTCTGAATAACTATCGGGCATTCTTTAGCCAGATATCCGGTGTAGGAAATCAGGAATTATATATTAAGACATTGGATGGTATCATTCAGGTGTACTATACGGATTGCCCGTCCTTTTCTGTGGAAGTCTGGCTGGAGAACCGGATAGGGGCAAGATTCACTATTTCTGTTGTTGCTCCCGTAGTGAGTTGGATAGATGCTGGCGGTGATGTTCGTTACCGTGTGCTGAAGGATCCGGATTTGGGGTTATTGGCAGACGAGCAAGGTAGAATAATAGTTTTCAATTGATATGGCAGAAGAATTTGAAATAATCAGGGCTAATTTGCTTCCGGCAGCCGGAACAATAACCGATAATGATATGATCCTGATCATTCAGGGTGGGAGACCTAAGCGTGCTTTGCCCTCTGCAATGAAAGGTAAACAGGGCGATCCCGGCCTTAGTGCGTTTTTAGGGATAAACGATAAATACATCCTTTGGAAACAAGGAGCTAATGGAGCTTGGCAGAATCTGTTGGAAATTGAGAAAATTCGTGGGCCGAAAGGAGAGAAGCCGGTTTTTCGAAAGTTGAACGGTACGCTTCAAATGAAATACGAAGGTGAGCCGGATAGTGCATACGTGGATATTTTCGATCGTGAAGAATTGAAAATGAAGTTTTCCGATCTGACACCAGCAGAAGTGGATCAATTGAAACTGCATTTTTCTGATCTGACAGAGACTGATAAGGCCGAACTTATGAAGCCGGCAACGGATGCGGCAAAAGAGGTTCGTGAACAGATGTCCCAAATTAAGGAGGAAGCTAATACTGCTATATCGAATGTAAACACCGCAAAAGTGAGCGCAGAGGCGGCAACCAAGGCTGCAAATGATGCCGCAGCTTTAGCAAATGCCGCAGCTGGTCAAGCAACTCAATCTGCCGGAGATGCTGATGCAGCGACCAAATTGGCTGTTGCTGCCGCTGCATTGGCGGAGGAAAAAGCCGGTATAGCCAATACCGCAGCCGAGAATGCCGATACCGCAGCAGCTTCAGCCAATATGGCAAAGGAAGAAGCAGATAAAGCAACTGTTGAAGCCAATATAGCCGCAGGAAAGGCCAATGATGCCGCAGGAAAGGCTGACACGGCAACAATAAATGCCAATACCGCAACGGATAAAGCGAATGAAGCAGCATCCTCGGCTACAACTGCCGCCGAAAATGCTGATGCGGCTGTAGAGCGTGCGGATGATACCATAGCTTCTGCCGAGACTGCTACAAAATCGGCGACGGATGCAGCTTTAGCCGCAAACACGGCAAAAGAAAATGCAGACAAGGCGGCAAATACAGCCAAAGCTGCCGCTACTCTGGCCAATGAAAAGGCAGGACTGGCGGATACGGCAGCTTTGGCTGCTAATACGGCAAAGGAAGATGCCATAGTCGCAACCGGCAAGGCCAACACAGCCGCCGACCGCGCCAATCGTGCAGCCGAAGCCGCCGAAGGAGTCATCAGTGGACTGCAACCCGACTGGAACGTTATCGATCCTGTCAATAAGAACTACATCAAGAACAAACCGGAGATCCCGACGTTAGAGGCTATCCCGGACGAAAATACATTGAGCTATGTCAATACCGACGGTACAACCATCAATTTTCGTATCGGCGATGAAGTACGTGTAGCGGAAGAAGGAGAATATGTGTTCTACCGGCTTTATGATCTTGCCGGGGGAAAAGCTTCGTGGAAGGAATCCGGCAGCGGTACAGCCTTGCCCGGTAATGTTTATCTGACAGGAGCCAATTATTACAATGAATCAGTACGAACGATAAAACAAGGATATTTGAGCAATGAGTAAGAAAGGT